CCCCTGACTAGCTAGAGCGGACGTCCTAAGGTGGAGCTGCCTACAGTAAGTGCCATACCTCTCTTTGGAGGATTTATAGACACAAATACTGTAGTCAACTTACCTTTTGGACCTCTCACTCTTGTGCTAGCAACCGATGTTTTCACATCTTTATAAGACCTTGCCTAGCAGGTGGGCGACGGCGACAACTCCCCTCTCAACCTTCTTAGCTCCAGTGTAGATCTTCGAACCCAAGTCAATGACTTCGGCGAGAACATCGTTCACTGTATGCTTAGGTGGAGCGGAAATAGTCTGGATTACGCCTCCCTTGGCCTGCGGGGCCCACTGCCATACTGTGGTGATTTCGAATCTCCCATTCGGAGTTGCGATGGTGCCACCGGCGTTGACAGTACTGTCAACTGACCCGAGGGCAGCACACAACGTTCCAAAACCAGGATCCAGAGTGCTTGCTTCAAGAGCACCGAAGGCCTGGTCAGCAGTTCCGGGCAGCCAAACGATTTCGTGAGGCTCAGAGCCATTATTCACCGGGTGAGGGCAAATTGTCTCGAGATCACCAAAGGTAGGCGTGCTCGCCGTGGTAAGGGCAGGGGAAGGGAAGTTACACAACGCAACCATGCCCTGCCTCGAAAGAGGTGGGCCAGTTGGTATGAACTTCACGCAACATGCCACAACGCGGTAAGCCTGTACCGGAGTGCTGGCGGAGTTGATGAAATTGATCTGTGCAGTTCCTGTGCTCTTATAACCAGCAATCAATGCTCCTGCTGCGTTGGGTGCCGCACCACCGGTAATGATACCATAATTGGTTCCGGCGCCGGTCGGTCCTAGGTTACCAGGACTCCATTGCAGAAAGTAGTCATAATTGCCAGCCGTTAAGGACGTCCCGAGATAAACGGGAACGATGACGTCGCGCGTACGAAGGAGGAAGCCGGACTCGTTACCCAAGTAAGGGGGTTCAACGAGGTCCGCTGCACAGGGATCGAAGAGTAATCGGCGGTACTCAGCTTTGGCAGATAGTCCAACCTTTGGGGAAGGCGATGGCATTGCTTTGCCAGCCATCGCGATACCCTTGGGTTGTTTTCTCCTACCTTGAAGCCGAGCGATCTTAATTGTAGTATTTCGTGATTTTGTTTTAGTTTTGGGCATTTTTGTGAATTGTTTTGTTTTTCGCTGTTTTAAGTCGACCAGCGTGCCGACCTCCATTGTTATAGGAGTGAAACCACCTTATTTGATCGAACAAGGAAACTATGCTTATGTAACATGATGCATCTAAACATGTGTTGTTTTTCTTTAACGAGTATAATTACTTAAAACTCCATTTTTGGTTATTTATTTATCGAAAGAAGCGATCATATTCGTCCATTTCATCATAGAATTGCGCATTCTGGAAACGGTCTAGTTCGCGTTCGTCGGCAGCCAGAACACGTCCCTGCTCTCTACGGCGCCCTCGGGCAGTCGTAGGCGCAAAGTTGGGGTTGTATTCGGGCGCGGATGTATTCAGGCCTCGTGCAGCAGCCTGGGCGCGTAATGACTCGCGCACTTGAGTCCCCATAGTACGGGGGTGAGGGGTACCTGCTGACTGGGCTTGGAAGATTGGGATAGAAGATTGGCGTACGACAATGCGCAACTTATGACTGTCACGCACGCTCAAGTATATGTTCTCGTATTCCTCTTCCTCTTTCTCTTCATCCTCCTCAGAGTCCACATCTTCAAAATAATATAGGTCCTTGGGCAACCTCAGTATTGAGGTTCCAGCCCAGAACAACATCTTATCTTGCTTGAGAACATTTAGAAGGCCTTTGAGAGAGGCAGGACTTGTAACACCATACACAGATGCGTTCACAACGAAACCCAAACGAGAGTCGAGTGAATCACCGTACTGCACGATAGCCTTTTCCAATCCCTCTACCGCATATTGTAATAGGGCTTCTACAGCCTTTTCACATGCGAGAGTAGGAACTCCAAAGTTGTGTGCAATAGAGCCAATTCTTGCTGCTTCCTTACCAGCGATTTCATCGCGTCCAATCCATTTCACGCCCGGAAACTGCATTTGCATTAACTGCCTAGCAATATCCGCCATGGGTACATAGTGCCCAAAACGATAGTGGATAAAATACCCGATGAACTTGAAAGCGATTCTTGAGAAGATGCTAATTAGGCTCTCATCGTTATTGCCAATGCAGAAATCTTCCACACGACAGGACTTGAAGCCAAGTGTTAAACACACCTCCTGAAAAGTTCGCTCAAAGGCGTCGCGAGTGCCAAACTCACGCAACCGCCCCTCGGGCTTGAGGCCCACAAACCGCTTTTTACAGCGGCTTTCAACTATTTCCATAAGTACGTCGCCTCTCTTGCTTTGCAACTGCACGCCAGATGGACCTCCATCCTTCGAAGTGTAAGTGGCTGTCTTGTTTAAGACAATCGTATGCTCACGCATATAACTTAACCACAACTGCGCACTGACGGGGTCTATGCGTGCTAGCTGCTCTGCAATTACATTGTCAACCTGACGCATGACATCACCACGTTGGGTTATATCAAACGCAGTCATATCAACAGATGTAATGTAGAAACGATCACCAATTTTGTATATGATGAAGGAATCATCACCGCAATGGGTATACGCAAAGTCACACTCCTCCAGTTGGGCCTCCATAGCAGCCATAAGACGATCACATCCACCTTTCGATAGAGTGATGCCTTGGGATGAATAAGAGCCCTGGAAGATGTTTCGCGCGTGCGATTCAAACTCCTGTGTGCTAATGGACATTAGCATTCCAATTTGTTTAGGTACAACATTGTAAAACCGTAAAGACCCTGAAGTGATCTTTGAAACCTTGTAGTAATCAGGTTTCGTCTTGCCAACCGCGGCAACCAAATATGGTTGCTCTCGAGCCCATTTCTTCATCTGAGCGTCAACTCCAGTAATAGGATCTCGGGTGTACGCCGCGTGAAGCTCATCATACATGTGCTTGTTTAAGGCACCAAGTATATGCTGGGCTTCAGGGTTGATACCCTCTTTTCCTTTGAGCTTTCCGAGGATGGGTAATCCACAATCTGCTGTGGAATTTGTTTTGACCATAAATTCGTTATAGTCCTCTGGTGGCATTCCCGCCGGCGCAAAGAGGTACTTAGAGCGAAGTGGTATGTCTGGCATAACCAGACCACACCGCGCTAACGCCTCCTGCGCTTCAAAATATGTAGGCAACATAAAATGAATACTGTCCCTCACGCCCCGTTTGGGGTAGTGCTCCAGAATGCGTCCCATAGAGGCTGCGGGAGGAGCCTCTGACACGTAACTGAAACTTTCACTCTTTTCAGCACAGCCTTTCCTTGTAGTACCATACAAACAATGAGTTGTTTCGTACTCCACTTCCTCGTGCAGATTTTGGTATAGATTGATAGCAGCCCACACACCGTAGAGACTACGGTCGCGAATTTTGAGTGGGCCACCCGGAATGCTAAAAAGAATTCCAATGTTGGGATCGTAGGTGTTGACGGACTTATTCAGAAATCCTGTATCAGTGGTGATAGCCCGCGTGACACCATCAATGGTGGCCACGGGAGGGATATACACACTGCTTGTAGGAATCATCTTAGTATTCGCCATCAGAGCTTTGAAC